TGGCTGACAGCTGCCAGTTTGAACTGCTGGATGTGGATGCGCTGCAGGACCCGGCCAGTGGTCGGCTGCTGCACCTGTACTCGCTGGTTGCCCGTTGCCTGTCCTGCGAGACGATCTTCAAGGCGGAAGAAGGGCGGGGCCTGGTCAGCCATACTGCGGCACGGGTGGTGCGGTGCCCCACCGGCTGCGGCCAGCAGGCGTTCAAGCCGGCCCTGCTGCGGACCTGGCGCCCGCAGGCCATTGCCCAGGCGTGAGCGGCAGGCGACCTTGTCACAGCAGTCCGGGATTGGCTCGCCATACCGCAAAGTTGAGCGCCGAGGCGAACGAAATCCAGGCCAGGTAAGGAATCAGCAGCACCCCCGCAATCGGGCGGGTGCGCGCGAACGTGACGATCGTCGCGCACACCAGCACAATCAATACAAGAATGTCGGCGAAGGCAAGCGCGCCCAGCCTCCAGCCGAAGAAGAGCCAGCTCCACAGTGCGTTGACGGCCAGCTGCACCAGATAGAGCACCAGCGCGGGTCGTGCCCCACGCCAGCCACGTTCGCGCCAGGCCAGCCACGCGGCAATCGCCATCATGGCGTAAAGCAGCGTCCACACCGGGCCAAAGACGCTGGCCGGTGGTGCCCACCCGGGGAGGGCAAGGGTGGCGTAGAAGGTGGCCGCCGATGTGGATGCCCACGCGCCCAGGGCGGCCGCCGCGAAGGTGATCGTCACCCATCCCAGAAGACCGGAAATCTGTGAACTCCGCTTCATACCGTACAGCTCCCTGATGCGCATGCTCCCGTATACGCACAGAGGCCGCGAATGGATGCAGGCTGCGGGCCTTCTCAGTCTGAAGAGCCGGCGGCGCTCGTGCCCTGGCTTGCTGGCAGCAGGGAAGGCTGTTGATCAAACCACTCACGTGCCTTGGACAGATGCCATTGGCGCCGGTCACCGTCCAGCTCGATGCCCGCACCCAGCAGTCCCCAGCGCAGGTAGAGATCGCCGCGTTTGCGCTGTTCCAGAAGATCCAGCCGCGCGCGTACCGACAGGCGATCATTCTCGGCCTGCAGTCCATCGATGACCAGATGGCCAGGGCGCCAGCGCAGCGTCGCCTGTGCCTGCACCTGACCGGAATCGAGGAGGGACAGCGTCCAGCGTGGGTAGTCGGTGCGCTCTGCGAACAGCGCGAGCAACGGACGGGCATCGCTGAGATCCAGATCCGTGGTGGCATCCACCTGGAATGGCGACTGCGCATCGATACGGCCACGTTTGAAGGCCGCGCGGCCTTTCCAGGCGGTTGGGCGCTCCGTACCCGCCACCTGCACGTTGCGTAGCTCGACCGTGGTGCCGGACAGGTCGAAATGGCGCTGGTTGAAGTCACCGCGGCGCAGTGTTGCGTTCACGTCGACGTCGCCGCCCATGTCCAGCCCCGCCACCTTGGCACTGGCGTTGCGCCCCAACAGCCGGGCCTTGCCATTGCCAACGCGGCCATCGGTATCGAGGGTGGCATCACCGCTGAGTGAGCCGGTGCCGCGCAGCAGGCGCACCTGTTTTGAACCGAGATAACGGTTGTAGGCCGACAGATCTGGAATGGTGGCTTCGCTGAAGCTCAGGTGCGCGCGCACGCCCTTGCGCAGCTCCTGCAGGCGACCGTCGCCGGTCAGATCCAGCGCCAGATCACGACCATCGAACAGCCGAACGTCCTTGGCATCGGTGGGACGCGCGGTGAAGCGGGGCAGGCGGACGGCAAGCAGGGCCAGATTTGGAGCGCCTGACTTCAGTTCCCCGTGCGCGCTGGCGGCACCGGCAAGCCGGACGCCGGCGACCTCGGCAACTGCTTCGGCAGAGGGAATGTCCACCGTGCTGCCTTCGCTCAGCTCGCCGTTGCGCAGCCGCAGGTCGGCCTTCAGTGTGCCGCCGCCGTCCAGTTGCAGCCATGGCTTGCGGACGAACAGGGCAGGGATCCAGTTGAGTGAGGTGAACGTCCATTCGCCGCGCACCGTGCCGGAACTGCGCTCCAACAACTGAGCGAGGTCCTGGAAGGGGATATCACGGCCTGTGATGTGCAGGTCCGCGTCCACTTCGCTGCCTGAGCCGGGCTTTGGCGGCAGGCGGGCCTGCAGGCGCAGGTCGTTGGCCACGTTGAGCTGCAGGGCCAGCACGCCGCGATCGGGGGCGCCGTCACCCAGATAGAGCGGCACCTGCCACAGCGCGTGGTCCCTGGGCTGCAGTTGGCCGTCGATCAGGTGCAGCGCCAGCTGCAGGCGGCCGGGCACGGGCGCGCTGGAGATCTTCGGCTTTGTGACATCCGTATCCATGCGCAGTCCCTGGCTGCGGGCATCAACGTCCAGCTGGGCATGCAGGATCTTCAGTTTGGCGAGGCCCGGCGCCTGGTCCCGGTAATGACGCGGATAGCTGAAGCGTGCGGCAAGGTTCATGTCATCCAGCACCTGCACGCCATCGAAGCTGGTGTCCGCACCCTTGAACGTGACGGCTGAATCGAGCAGTTCCGAGGGGCCACCGCGCAGCTGCTTGATGAAGCCGACCGTGCCCTGGCCCTTGCCGATGATCAGCAGCTTGCCGAAACGGGCGCTGCGGATGCTGTCGCTGTGGATGGCATCGAAACGCAGCGTCCAGCCCTGGTCGCTGCGCGGGGGCGGCGGAATGGCCTCGTCAACGCGGCTGATCTCGGCCGATACGCCCGTGGCCTGCAGGCGCGGAACCCGTACTTCGCGCTGGAACAGAGGCAGGACTGCCAGCCTGGCGCTTGCCCGGTCGGCATGCAGCACGTAGACGGTGTGGTTGACGTGGCCGCGCATGTGCACGTTCCAGGCGATCACGTGGCCGGGAAGCAATGTGATGGCCGGGCCTGTGGTCATCACGAACTTGTGCGGTTTGCGGTTGGTGACCTGGTCGAACAAGGGCGTGTTGAGGAAGATGTTGCCGGCCAGGAGGTACAGCGCGTAGAGGCCCAGCAGGATATAGATGGCAATGCGCCATCGCCGTGACAGGTAAAGCGCGGGCGCAGGAGGAGGGGACATGTACCACTCGAACAACGAGGACCCCCGCACTATTGCGAAGTGAGCGGCGGCAACGTGTGAAGCCGGTGCGCTGCGCAGGTTCGTTGTGATGTGCCACGCTAAATCAATTGCAATCCATCGGGATGGGGTTGGGTTTCATACAATCCTTCCGGGACCTGCTCAACATCCAAGGAAGACACTGTGAGACAACGCGTCATCGTATGCCCGCTGATCCAGAACCAGGGCGCCTATCTGCTGTGCCGTATGCCGTTGGATCGTGGTGCATTTCCAAGCCAATGGGCGCTGTCCGGTGGCGGGCTGGAGCCAGACGAACGCATCGAGGATGGCCTGCGCCGGGAAATCCGTGAAGAGCTGGGGCCCGCGTTGCGGATCGGCGCCATTCAACCGTGGACCTTCCGCGACGACATCCGCACCAAGCTCTATCCGGACGGTTCCAGTGAGCAGATTCACATGATCTACCTGATCTTCGACTGCGAAGCACTGAACCGTGACGTTACGATCAACGAAGAGTTTGATGCCCATGCCTGGGTAGAGCCGAAGGATCTGGGTGCGTACGACGTCAATGCGGCGACCCGGATCACGCTTCTGGCGAAGGGGCTGCTTTCGAACTAGTGCAGGAAGAGGTGCCAGGTCGAGATAGAGGGCCTGCGCCAGCGGACTGCCACAGGCCATTAACGTGACGCATCACACCGGGCGGAAATCACGTTCCTGTCAGGGCAAGTGGCCGGCCGATACAATTGGAGGCGGGAGAACGATGAAGGTCCTGCTTTGGGCGCCTACAGCTTTATTTGCCTTGCTGTCATTGAGAGCGTTGGCTTTCGTGGCCTATCAAGGACTGAATGGAGCCGCCTTTAAAGAGGAAGAAATCATTGTCGCGGGGGTCGGCTTGGTTTGCGGCTGGATTGCCTGGGTCATGCACAAGACCCTGATTGGACGATGGAGGAAGCCGTAGCTGCCAGGCCGCGAGGGGCACGCTGGGGAGGCTGGCTTCTTGGCTTGGCATAGCAAGGCCGGTGATTGAGGTGAGCGGTACGCCAGCGTCCTCGGGGATGCTTTGAACATAATATACATACTGCCGCCGTCATCGGCGCTAAGACTTTGAATCTGCTGGGTATTTGCGCGGGCGACGCCTGGCATTGCGACCACTACCAGCGCCAGCACTGCGGCCGCCGCGCTCAACCTGTCCAGGACTGACCGCCACACTCGACGCTGGGCAGGGCTTTCGGCCTGTTCCTCCATCACGCGCATCACGATTTCTCCATCCAACTGCGCGATAGACGCCAGTCGTTCCAGGTGATCGGGCGTGATTTTTCCGCCCTTGCGCCACACAGATACCGCTGACCTGGTTACGCCGACACGGGCTGCAAGGGCCATGTCCGTCTGCGGGCTGCACATCGCTTTCGCTTGGTCGATGAGGGTCAATTTGGCCGTCATGTCGAATACCGTTTGACAAGATGTTGAACACCACTGTACAACGTCGCTTGTTGAACTGTGTTCAACACCCGCCACCGGCACCCCAAGGCCGCTGGCGGGTTCCCTTGGGGGCTTGGGGTAGGGGGAAGAGGGATGATCGATCCGTTCATTGCCTTCGTGCTGCTGGCGGCCATCGTGGCCGTGTCGATTGGCAGCGCCAAACTCGTTTCGTGGTGCCTCGACCGGCGTGGGGAGTCTGTCCGTCGTAGCGCACGCGAAGCGGCCTTGGTAGCTCAGGCACGCGCCGAACTGGCCGCCACCGGGTTGAGCCCGGATCACGAAATTCTCTATCAGGCCGAAATCGCGGCGACTAAACGCGGCGATCTATTGGCCGCAGCGGAACTAGCTTGCATGCGCGGGCAGGGCGATGAGCCATGACGACTCACTACCCCAACAGTCCGTGCTACCTGTGCGGGGGCAGCCTACAGACCCTCCGAGCATCGGATGCGACGCTGAACTGCTGCACCAGCTGCGGCACGTTGATTACCAAGCGCAGGGATACGCCGAGTTACTCCAGCGTGTCCCCTGGCAACAGTTCTGGACGCTCACGTTCAAGCTTAGCAAGACCAGTCGCACAGGCGGCATGCACGAGGAAGCGGCTGATAAAGCGTTCCGCTACTTCGTCAGCTGCCTCAATCGCAGCATCTACGGTCCCAAGTGGGCATCGCGCTGGCACGGCGGCATTCAGTGGGCGCGAGGGCAGGAGTTCCACCGCGATGGCCGCTTGCACTTCCACGCCGTTGCAGCTGCACCTACCGATGACCTTAACCGCCTCGCCAGCCGTTACGAGTGGCACGAATGGTGGTACCGCGAGTTCGGTCGTAATCGGATCGAAGCGCCGCGCAGCCAGGCAGACATTACCGGCTACGTAAGCAAGTACGTCACGAAAGGTGGTGTGGTCGATTTCTCGCGGAACTTCGGGGCATGGAACCCGCCGCCCATCGACTACACCCGCCGCCCAGAGCAAGACGCCTTGATCGCAGGTGACAGCAACACGCGATCCGACAGACCGGGGCGACACCTGGTCACCGGGCGGACTGATGCAAGCATCGCGCAACGGGGCAACAAGCGGTCCACCACGTCTCCCTGCGGGGGGGTAGGGGGGGACTTAGCTTGACCCCACAGTACCGCCCGAAATTTGCCGAAGACGAAACGACGAAACCACACACAGACCCGAACGAGGAAATGAGATGAAAGCTCCCAAGATCACCATCAATAGCGCCGTCGAGACCCGCACCGTCACCACCAGCAAGGGCATGCAGAAGCCGATCTACAGTCAGCGCGCAACGCTCGAAACCGAGGCCATGCGCATCCAGATCGAAGTTGAAGTCGATGGCTTGGACAAGGGTTACCCGGTTGGCGCCGTCAAGGACTGGGACGTAGTTGCTGACCTCGTGCCGGGTCGCTTCGGTACGGAATTGGCTCGCCGCATGACGCTGGTGGAGCCCGAAGGCGCAAAGCCCGGCACTCCGGCTAAGCAGGCCGCGTAAGCCATGGCCGTGCTGATCCCCGCGTGCCGCGAAGCCGACCTGGACACGGCCACGGGGACCTGCACGGCTGTGATCTGGATTCCTCAACCGGCACTGCTGCCGGAACTGCCGATTGAGGATGCACAGGCCATCGGCGCAAAGATCGCGCTCTTGTGGGCTGTCGCGTACGTGTTCCGGCTCATTCGCAAAAAAATCGAACAGTCCTAGGAGGACACATGCAGAAGATGTTGAAGGCCCTGAAGGGTAAGGGTGCCGCTCTGGCGGCTGTCGCGACTACCGCACTGATCACGGCCCCGGCGTTTGCGTCGGGTGGTGGGGGCGTTGATGTCGGCGACGTGGTGTCGGCCATCAAGGGCGCGGCCGCTCCCATCGCGGCAATCGGTGGCGCAGTGCTGACGATCATGGTGGGCATCAAGGTCTACAAGTGGGTGCGCCGCGCGATGTAACGGCAACCGGGGGGCAGGGCCGACTCCCTCCCCCCGGTCTCTTAACGCCCTGGACAGGGCAGGGGGCTTGGGATGGAAGGGTGGATTTGGCTGTGCGCATGGCTGGTGGCCTGCGCGATCATTTTTGTGGACTTCAACTGATGCACTGGCTTGCACGCGTGTTCGCCTCCGCGATTGCCAGGCGCATCGCCTATGTGCTGATAGCACTGATTCTCGGCTGGCTCGGTATGGGTGAGGCTCATGCTCAGACCAAGAATTGCCGCAGCGAGGCAGCTCAATGTTCTGTAGGTGAAGCCGATGCGCAGTGCCAGGCATTCGTCCCGCCGATTAAGACAGGATTCCGTAGTAACAGCCGCAAGCAATGTGTTCACGTTGGTGGGCCTAATGCGGGATACACCGAGATGAATTACTGGCAGATTCAGGCCAGCACCGGTGTCGAACAAGGCCCCTTTAATGAGGGCAACTGGTACTGGGTGAACAAGTGTTCTTCGGAGCCTGAGTACACAGGTACTGGCCCTTGGGCTAGCAGTGGGGCCGCGAAGAACGGGAGCATCGGTTGCCGCAACGGATGCGATGGTGTGTGGTATAGCAACGGCGATGGCAGCAAGACGTGGACCGCAACCGGCAGCATCTGTCCTGCGAATGAAGAGTCAAGCTGTAATGCGATGGGATCCGGCTACTTTTGGAACGCATTGCTTAGGGTTTGCGAGCCGACTAACGATGGAAAGTGTCCCAACGGTGCAAAACCAAACTCTCTTGGTCAGTGCGCGCCTGAGCCCTGCCCGGAAGGAATGACGCAGCAGCAGGATGGCACCTGCAAGAAGAAAGAGAACGAGTGCCCTGCGGGTCAGGTTCGTTCACCTGATGGCAAGTGCCTTCCCGGCGACGGCCAGTGCGCAAAGGGTGAGGTGCGCGGCCAGGACGGGACCTGCAAGAAGGACGCCGACAACGACGGCAATCCCGATCCAGTGAACGAAGAGTCTTTCAGCGGTGGCGACGACTGTAGCGCGCCGCCTTCGTGTAGTGGCTCGCCGATCATGTGCGGTCAGGCTCGGATTCAATGGCGCATCGACTGCAACACGCGCAAGAACCGAAATATCGCGGGCGGCACGTGTGCATCCATGCCAATCTGCACAGGGGAGAAGTGCGACGCGATGGAGTATGCAGGTTTATTGATGCAATGGCGGTCGGCCTGTGCGCTGGAAAAGATCGCGCAGGGCAATGGCAACGGCGGCGAAAACGGGGACACCAAAGCGATTCGTGATGCCCTGACCGGTACCGGTGGCTCCGTTACAACGGCACCGGATCGGCCCGCAAGCGATGTGTGGTCACCCAAGAGCGGGACTGTCATCAAGCCTGACACCTCCGGGTATGGCTGGGGTGGCACGTGTCCGCAGCCGTCTTCAATTGAGGTGATGGGGCAGACCATTGCTTTTGACACGACGCCGGTCTGCCGATGGTTGGGCCTCGGTAGCTATTTCGTGATGGGCCTCGCGGCCCTGGCATCTCTCCGCATCATGGCGACGAAGGACTCCTAACATGCCTTGGCTTATCAGCACTCTGCTTACTGGCATTGCCGCGCTGTTCCGTTCGAAATGGGGGCCGTGGGTCGCCGAGGTCATGGTGTGGCTTGGTATTTCGTGGGCAACGAACGAATTCCTCGTTGAGCCGTGGGTTCAGCAGATGGAGCAGTCCATGCGTGCCGGTGCACCAGGTGGCGAGCTGGGGGCAACGTTGATGGCGTATGCAGGAATCATGAAGTTTGATCAGGCCTGTACGATGATCGCCTCAGCGGTGACAGCGAAGTTCGCCGTTGGGGCAGCCAAAACGTTTTTGACGAAGCGAACCTGATATGCCTATCGAACTGTTCACCGGCCAGCCCGGCAACGGCAAAACGGCACTGATGATGGAGCGGCTTGTTGCCGAGGCTAAGGCCGCAAGCCGGCCAATTTTTGCCGCTGGCATCGACGGGCTTGATCCCGGCCTTGCGACTGTTCTGGATGATCCGCGCCACTGGAATAACAAGGACGCTGAGGGGAATTACATAGTTCCGGATGGGTCTCTGATCTTTGTCGATGAGGCGTGGAAGTGGTTCGGCCATCTGCATGACGCAACCCGCCAACAGACGCCGCGCCATGTGCTCGAGCTGGCGGAGCATCGGCATCGTGGCCTGGACTTCGTATGGACCACGCAGCAGCCGAACCAGCTCTATCCATTCGTTCGCGGGCTTATTGGTGCCCACTCGCACGTGGTGCGTCGCTTCGGCACGAAGATGCTCGACGTTTATCGCTGGGGCGAGCTGAACGAGGAAATCAAGTCGCTGGCGAAGCGTGACATGGCGCAGCGCACGACGCGACTTCTGCCATCGCAGGTGTTCGGGCAATACAAGTCTGCCGAGGTGCACACGATCAAGGCCCGCATCCCGCTTAAGGTGCTGGCGCTGCCGCTCATGGCACTTGTTGGTATTGGCCTGGCCTATTGGGCGTACACGATGCTCCGCCCATCCGTTGTCGCAGGCGAAGAGGGGGCTAAGGGGACGCAATCGGCGTCAGCCGATGCGGCCCCTGCATTGCTCGGCGGTGGCTCACGCAGGGAAGGCGCACCGCGCTGGCCCACTGCCGCAGCCTACGCCAAGGACCATTTGCCGCGCATTGGCACCATGCCCTGGACAGCGCCTGTTTTCGACGAACGGCAGGCGCGCTCCGATCCGCAGTTGGTGTGCATGTCGTCGTTGGAGGGCTTGGACGCGCAGGGTGTGCGTCAGGAGGCCAGCTGCCGGTGCCTGACAGAGCAGGGCACTGCATACGAGCTGAGCCAGCCGGAATGCCGCACGCTGGCTCGCAATGGGCCTGTCTACAACCCTTACCGGGAACGCTCGGATGAACGCCGCGATCAACGCTCCGAGAGCCCCGTAGAGTCACGCTCGATGCCAGTGCCGGGGCGGATTGGCGGTGTCGCCCAGCACGTAGAGCGTTCCATGGGCACCTTCCCAGAGTCGCCGTCCTATCGATCTGATTCGTACATGACCACGGCACCGGGACCGAACAAGCTGTGACCAGCAGTGCACGTGAATTGTTGAAGTGGCTGGCCGTGATCCTCATGACCGGGGATCACGTTTCCAAGGTGATCTACGGCGGGTACGTGCCTGGACTCAGCGAAGCGGGGCGGGTGGCTTTTCCGCTGTTCGCGCTGGTGATGGCGTACAACCTCGCTCAGCCCGGTGCAGATGTGGTCAAGTCCGTTCGCAGGCTCGCCGTGTGGGGCGCCATCGCACAGCCGGTACACGCGCTGACCTTCGGCTATTGGTTGCCGCTGAACATCCTGCTCACGTTTGCCCTGTGCACTGCGGCGGTCTACGCAGTCGGCCGGCGGAAATGGATCGTCCTGGCATTCGCCGCGGCTATATTGCCGCTGTTTGTGGACTACCAGTGGGCAGGGGTAGGGTTTGTCTTGTTGGCGTATTGGGCCTTCAGGTGGCGCAGGTTCTGGCCGCTGGTGCCTGCATTCGGTGCGATCTGCTGGTTCAATGGAAACCTGTGGGCGCTGGCGGCCATTCCCGTGGCCGTGGGGCTATCCCACACGGCGTGGCCCGTCCCGCGCGGCCGGTGGGCTTTCTACGGTTACTACGTCGCCCACCTTGCATGCATAGCCCTGCTGGCGCCTATACTGCGGCCATGAGCCTGCGCCGATACCTCGACATTCATTACTGGATTGCCCGATGGATGGACTGGGCGTTCGCGCGTGAGCAGACGCGTCAGAAGAACTAAGCGTTCACGGGCAGGCTTCGCCCGGAACGTTCTCCCAGCCCCCAGGAATGCGGCGGAACACTACACCGCCTATGCATCGCAGCCCCTCGTTTCGTTGTTCCGCCTCAGTGGACTTTGCTGCAGCCGCTTGGCGTAGTTTCACTTCGGCGAGGCGAGCTTCTTTTTCGGCTTGCTCTCGGCGCACGCGTATCTGTGCGAGGAAGGCTTCCCGGTCGGGGTCGCGCGTGGCCGTGGGTGGCTCTGCTGGTTTAGTCGTGACCGACGACGCTGCTGGCGCTTCGAATCTCGAATTCCAAGCCTCGCCTGTCTTCAAATGCAGCCAGATACCGGCGCCAGCCATGCCCAGCAGCAGAACGGCCCACATGCCGAGCCACGGAAATTCCCAGCGCGTGCGCGGGATAGGTTGCAGGTACTCCGGTCGTTCGCGTCTCATACGGCCCCCAAGGCGTCCTGCGCGCATTGTAGCCGGGGTGTAGGGGCAGCGCCCCTACGGAAGCGCCTCACACGCGCTGGCGGCGTTTCGGCCCCGGTACCGGCAGGACTGCCGCTGGTGGTTCGGCGTCGGGCCCAGCCATCGCCACCGGTGACCGCTTTTTCTGGCGCTGTGCCAAGGCATCGGAGAGGCTCACCACGCTGGCAGCGTTGATGGACAAGGGTTTTCGGGGCTTGCCGATCGCGCGGCCGCTCTCCATCATTCGACGCCATTCCTGCGCTTGCGCAGCGGTGAGCGACAGCCAGGCCAGATCTTGTGGTTCCAGCTCGCGGCCCTCGGGTGTGACCAGTCGGCCACCCTTAAACGAAAAACCGGCCCAAGGGCCGGTCAGTTTCCGATCACGCATGTGTCAGGCTCCTTGCCAGCATGGGGGATCGGGATGATGCAAAGGACGAGCCAGCCAAGCCAGCAGACGCTTGAACATAATATACATTATGCGAACTCATGGATCGGCCGAATCCGAGCCTTCGTCTCTTCCGCGTGGCAATGGCTGACGAAGCAGGTAAATCTGTTACCAAGCGCCAAGTAAAAGTGTTACGTGTTCGAACACGGCGCCGTCGGAACGTGAGCCTTTGCTCATCATCCTACGATCCTATTCCGGCCTGGCATGCCGAGTGCTTCAAGCCAAGATGCAGCCATGCTGCCCGCGCTTGGACGGGCTCAGGCTAAGGATTCTTTCGAAAGAACTTCAAATGCAGCCATCGCGCCCGCACTTGCACTCCGAAGCGTCAGGTACCATGGCATAGACGCTAAGGACTCCCTCAATGAACGACACTGATCGAGAGATCATGCTGGTTGCCATGGTAATCGTCGGATTTGCGGTCTCATTCGTCTGTTGGGCTGCCTGGCTAGCTCGCAGAACGCGACTTGCGCGGAGTCAGCGGACTGGCCTCCGGCGCAAATGAAGCCGGCCCTTTCTTTCGTGTGCCCTGGAAGTTGGCACCCGTGTCAGCTATTAGGAGCGCGGCACAGCGCTATTGTTTTGGGCGTCTGCGAGCCGCAGGCGGACGAACTTCTTTGGATCGCTTGAGCGCCACTTCCAGCTGAGCTGGCAAATCTCGAAGCCCTGAAAGTTGCCCCTCAAGCGCGTCACATTTGCCGCGC